ATCGATACGTGGATGGATGCAATTGACGACAACCTGATCTCAGGTCGCGCGCCTATGGCTATAGACCCGAATCAACTCAGGAGAATTTGATGTGGTGGTTTAAGAAAAAAGAAATCGCCGCGCCTGAGCCGGTGAAAGAGCCTGAAAAGGTTCAGATGAAGATTAATCCTGAAGCGGTCGCAGCAATCCACCCAAAGCCGCCATGTGAATTTCAGCGCTATGAGCCACCTAAAGGCGTCATCCCTGCCGCAATAGAGCGCGGCATTCTTGCGATGGACTCAACGGACTACGGCGCGCTGAATGATGCTTATGGCATGGGTTATGGGACGCTGGACTCATTCCCCGGCTACCCCTATCTGGCGGCGATGGCGCAGAAGCCTGAATACCGCAAGATGGTAGGCACGATAGCCGAAGAGATGACTCGAAAGTGGATAAAGCTTAAGACTGTCGGCGATGAAGATAAATCAGAGCGTGTAAAGCAGATTACCGATGCGCTGGAGTGCTTCAACGTCCGTGATAAGTTTCGTGAGGCTGCTGAACATGACGGTTACTTTGGCGGTGGCCAGATTTATATCGACGTCCTGTCACCAAAAAACGTATCTGCCTGGACTGATGATAACGAGCTGCAAAGCAAGTTGTTCATTAGTGATAAGAAGATCGCAAAGGGTAGCCTGAAAGGCTTTCAGGTCATCGAACCGGTCTGGACTTATCCCGGCGTTTACAACGCGCAGAATCCGTTAAGCCCGGACTTCTACAAACCAACTGAGTGGTTTGTTATGGGTAAGACGGTGCACGCCAGCCGCATGGTTGACTTCGTGTCACGTCAGGTGCCAGACCTGCTGAAAGCATCGTATAACTTTCGCGGCTTGTCTCTGGTTCAGATTGCTGAGCCCTACGTCAACAACTGGCTTCGCACGCGTGACAGTGTCAGCGACATGATCCACTCATTCAGTATCCCGGTGATCGGCACAAACATGAGCACGGTATTGCAGGGTGGTGGCGCGGATTCAGTACTGGCCCGCCTCGACCTGTTCAACCGCTGTCGAGATAACCGTGGCGCTTTCGCGAAAGACAACGACGCAACAAGCCCGGAAACGGTGGAATTCGTCAACGCTCCACTAAGTGGACTTGATACGCTTCAGGCTCAATCTCAGGAGCAAATGGCGGCAGTTTCCAGCATCCCACTGGTTAAGTTGCTTGGCATCACCCCAAACGGGCTGAATGCTTCGTCAGATGGCGAGATTCGCGTTTTCTACGACTACATCCACTCACTGCAGCAGTCAATGTTCAAGTCGCCTCTGAAGCGAGTTATGGACGTTATTCAGCTTTCTGAGTTCGGTGACATCGATCCTGATATCTATTTCGAGTTTGAGCCTCTCTATGAGATGAGCGCGAAGGAGAGAGCAGATATTCGCAAGGTTGATGCTGACACAGATGCGGTCTACATAACGAACGGTGCGCTCTCAGCCAATGAAGTTCGCGAGAAGATTGCTGATGACCCTGAAAGCCCTTATCACTCACTGGACTTAAGCGATGACCTCGAAATCGAAGAAGGTGACATCGACGAAGACGAAGAAGCAGACTCCGAAGACGATCCGCCCGACAAGGCCTAATGCCGGAGTCGAATCCTGGTACCGCAGACAGCTGGATAAGCTGATCGCTGAAATGAACGACTCGGTGACCTACTGGCTGAAGGCTAACTATCGGGCATCCGGCGCTATGGCAATGGACGCTTCGCCCGCGGTGTTTATGCGTGACGCGATGAAGAAGTTAGCCGCGCGCTGGCAGAAGCGCTTCGATGATGTGGCCGCAAAGCTGGCTGACCGGTTCGCAGGGCAGGCACAGAAGAACTCTGACGTGTCGCTCTATAACGCACTGGAAACGGCAGGGTTCACTGTTCCATTCAAGATGACGCCAGCGATGAATAACGCATTGCAGGCGACCATCACGGAAAACGTGAACCTGATTACCAGCATCCCTGAGCAATACCTTACGCAGGTTCAAACGCTGGTCATGCAGTCGGTAAGCCGCGGACGCGACCTTTCGACGCTGACTGATGAGCTGCAAAAGCGATTTGGCATAACACGCCGCAGAGCAGCACTCATCGCGCGTGACCAGAACAACAAAGCCACATCAGTTATGCAGACGGCAAGGCAGCAGTCACTCGGCATCACTGATGGAGTCTGGCGACACTCTCACGCAGGTAAAGAGCCGCGCCCCTCGCACGTTAAGGCTGATGGACAGAAGTTCGATCTGTCGAAGGGGCTCTTTCTCGATGGTAAGTGGACTCTTCCCGGTGAAGAGATTAACTGCCGCTGCACATGGTCCCCAGTCATACCAGGCATTTAGTTGGCAGCGCGCTAACACTTCAGTAATATTTATGTGCCATTAATTCGATGGCTCTCTGGGGTAAATGCTAATGACTAAGTTCGAACAGTTGAGAGTTGAAGTTACCAAACGCATTGAAAGTGAAAAAACCTACTGGGAATCTCTGCACAAAGTTGCCAAAAACTTCGGTGCCGAGTTCAGTGAATATCTAGGCATGGAAAGCAACGAAGCACTTGATCTAGATAGCAATAAAATTGGTATCATAAAGGTTGGGCGCATTAAAGACGGCAAATTCGAGCAGTGCGCATACTGGCAGTATGATAAGGATGGGAGAGACCTATCTTTCATTCTTTTCATGCAACTACCGGGACAAAATTCTATGCAAAGTGAGTTATCCCTTAGCCTGAAAATTATTGCAAGAAAACCTGATATAAATGGAACCTCACTTAACATTAGAACAGCATCAATGCTTTATGATGTTGCTTGTGAAGAAATCAATGGACAAGTGAATCTCAATCCATTCTTTGACGCCTTATATAAAGAAATACAAAGCAAGATAGACGTACAATCATTGTAAAAACAAGGTCGCTTAGGCGGCCTTTTTTATTGCCCGCAATCCGAGAAAGCACATGACTATCGAACGGTTAGCGTTTGACCGCGCATCCGTGCGCTCATTCGATGGTAACGGCAGGCTTCAGGTCACTAAGAGCAATATCAGCAAGGCGAATGTCTGCCCCTACTACGGACGCGAGATTCCCAATGCGGATGCGCTAGGCCTTGACCCGGACAAGATTTACCGGCTCTGGCGCCACCCCGATGAACTGAAGAAAGCCGCACCAACATTCAACAACATTCCTGTTCTTTGCATTCATACCCCTGACTTCCCCGGAGACCCGCCTCGCGAATACCGCGTAGGTACGACTCACTCTGGTTCTGATTTCGATGGCACCTATCTCTGTAACGGCTTGTCCGTCTGGGATAACTCGGCGATCGCGGGTATCGAGACTGAAGAACAAAAAGAATTGTCGTCCTCGTACCAGTACAGGGCTGACATGACTTCCGGCACCACGCCTGATGACGAAGTGTTTGACGGCATCATGCGTGACATTGTCGGGAACCACGTTGCACTGGTCGAAACTGGCCGCGCAGGTAGCGACGTATTGGTCGCTGATTCTCTCCCACTGGAGCTTAAATACATGAAGTTAGACCGCAAAGGCGTTGCCATCCGTGCCGCGCTGGGAGCGTTTCTGAAGCCGCGCCTGGCTCAGGATGCTGCACCCAAAGACCTCACCGCCATCCTGAATGCGAACAAGTCAACTAAAGCTATCGCTCAGGCCGTTGCCAACAAATACAAAACCCGCCTGGCTGCCGATATGGAGTTGGAACCGGAAGAGCTGGTAGAAATCATCGAAGCGTCATCCGATGGTGTTGAGCCAGAAGACGAGCCAAAGGTAACAGGGGATGACGACAACGAGTCGATTATCTCTCTGCTGCGTGAAGCCGGTGTTTCTGAAGAGCTGATCGCCAAAATCTCTGCCGCTCTGTCGCCGGCCGTTGCTGAAGACGAAAACAAAGATGAAGAAGACGATAAGAAAGACGACAAGGTCTCCAAGACCGCTATGGACTCTGCTATTCGTCTGGCCTCTGACAGCGCAACTCGCAAGGCTGCTGAGAATTTCCGCGCCGTGCGTGAAGCTGAGCAGGCTGTTCGCCCACTAATTGGCGATGTGATCGCAATGGACTCCGCTGAAGACGTCTACCGCACTGCGCTTGAGCAATGCGAAGTGGATATCGAAGGTGTTCACCCATCTGCATACCGATCGCTGGTTAATCAGGCCATCAAGAACAAAGAAAATAAACGTCCTGTCATTGCTCAGGATTCCGCTTCCGCTGACGAGTTCGAGAAAGCTTTCCCGACCGCCGGCAAACTGAAACGAGGTTTCTAACATGGCAGGTTTTCAGAGTGTAATTAACCAGTACCCAGCACCGGGTATTGAAGGTGGTTTCGCCAGCACCAACCCACACGCCACTTACCTGGCTGGCGAAGCTGCTCTGGTCGCCGGTACCAATGGCCTGACTATTGGCCGCTTTGCATGGGACGTTAACGGCGTTGCCTCTAACGCTGGCACGGGCGCACCGTCTGGATTCGTTCATCGTGATGGTCAGGCGGTAATCACCACCTGGCTGGGCGATGCGTCAAACGTTATCCAGTCCGGTCGCGAAGTAACCCTGATGGTTGCTGGTGATTTTTGGGCGCGCACATCAACGGCTGCAACCCGCGGTCAGAAGATCTTCGCTTCTATCACAACCGGACAGATTCAGACCGGTGCAGCAGGCGCAACCATTGCAGGTTATGCCGAAACGAACTTTGAAGCTGGCAGCGTTGCTGCGGCGGGCGAACTCGTCAAAATCAGCACCTGGAGCAACTAATGAACGAATTTCAGAAGCACTACGCCGCAGCGAGCGGTAAATACGGCATCGTGTTGCGCGGTGCTGAAAAGGCTCAATACCTGAAGCCTGAGTTTGCAGATAACTTCGCTTTGGCGATGGATGCGCAGCCGACCATGGTTACTACCGGTAGCTCTGGTATTCCGGCGTACTTCACAAACTACGTTGACCCTGAGCTGATCCGCGTTCTGGTTACCCCGATGAAGGCAGCTGAAATCATCGGTGAAGTTAAAAAAGGTGACTGGACCACACTTACCGCGCAATTCCCGATCGTGGAATCAGCGGGTGAAACCAGCTCCTATGGTGACTACAACAACAACGGCATGACCGCCGCGAACGTTAACTGGGTTCCTCGCCAGTCATATCACTACCAGACCCATACCCGCTGGGGTGAGCGTGAGTTGGACATGTACGGTGCAGCGCGTATCGGTTATGCCGCTGAACTGAATGTGGCATCTGCTCTGGTGCTGAACAAGTTCCAGAACAAGTCCTACTTCTACGGTATTGCTGGCCTGCAGAACTACGGCCTGCTGAATGACCCGAGCCTTCCGGCTTCGATCACCCCCGGCGCAACTGGAACTGGCAGCGCGCTTACCTGGGCAACCAAAGATGGCCAGGCTGTGTATGACGACATCCTGAAGTTGTTCGGCCAGTTGGTATCTCAGACCAAAGGTCTGCTGGATATGAGCACGCCAATGACCCTGGCGATGTCGCCGGCTATGTCCGTGAACCTGGCTAAGACGAACATGTATAACGTGAACGTCTCCGATCTGCTGAAGAAAAACTTCCCGAATCTTAAGATTGAGACTGCTATCGAGTACTCAACTCCGGCCGGTGAAATGGTTCAGCTGATTGCAGATCGCCTGGGTGAGCAGGACACCGCGTATGCCGCCTTCACTGAGAAGATGCGCGCACATGCAGTGGTGACTGAAGAGTCATCCTGGAAACAGAAAAAATCCGGTGGCACCTGGGGTGCAATCATCCGTCAACCGCTGGCAATCGCCACCATGCTGGGAGTCTGATCATGTCTGAAGTCGTAACTGTAGGTTGCAAGCTGCCTAATGGCCTGGTGCTGGAACAGGACGGATATACCGTCCAACTCAATGGCGCCAATGTATCGAATCTGGTTGGTGGTTATGGCCTGACTGAAAACGTCGATAAAGCCGCTTTCGATAAGTGGATCAAGACTCACGCAGATCAGCCTTATGTGAAAAACGAACTGGTTTTTGCGCAAGCCAAGACCAACAGCGCTGAATCAAAGGCGAAAGAAAACGCTGACGTTAAGTCAGGTCTTGAGGGCTTACCTCAGGACAAGCCGGCGCCGGGCATCGAGAAATCTGACGGGAAATAAAGATGGCTATCGTTGCTTTTGATATTGACGCGTTCCGCGAACGTTACCCGGAATTCGACTCGGTAAGTGACACGCTGCTGAACGCGTACTTCGTTGAGGCAACGGTCTATCTGAACAACACCGATACCAGCCCGGTAACAGCTGTTGCTGTCCGGGCGGTATACCTGAATATGCTGGTTGCTCACCTTGCCGCAATAAACAGCGGAGTAGGCGGGCAGGCATCAAGTGGATTAGTTGGGCGGGTAACGAGCGCATCCGAAGGTTCGGTTTCTGTATCTGTAGATGCCGGCCCATCAAGCGCATCCTCATGGTGGTACATGCAGACCCCATACGGTGCAGCTTACTGGCAGGCCACTCTGCCATACCGGACGATTCGTTACCTGCCTGGTGGCTCGCCATCAATGTATCCATATCACTACAACCGCAGAGGCTATTACCGGAGGTAGAGATGAGCGATCTTTCTGGCGGAGAAAAGCTGCAAAAATACCTCGAAGAAATGGAGAAAAACCTAAGTTCGGGAAGTGGTCTGAAGGTTGGGTTTCTTGAGGGTTCGACTTATCCAGATGGTACATCAGTTCCCATGGTGGCAGCAGTGCAGGAGTTTGGCGGATCAATCGACATTCCAGCCAGGACGCAGACTATCTACCGAAGATTTAATGAGCGCACTGGCAACATTGATGACTATCGCTTTGTGAAATCATCTAAAGCCAATCTTGCCCAGACAGTACAGGTTCCAGCTCATACCATTACCATCCCGTCACGACCTTTTTTCCGGCAAATGTTGGCCGAGAAGAGCCCATCTTGGGGGGCGGATATGGCTGAAATAATGAAGTCCAGCGATTATGACGCCAAGAAAACCCTTTCCCTAATGGGTGAGAGGATTGCCAGCCAGCTGAAGGAATCAATTACCAACATGGATGAGCCGGCAAATGCCACATCTACCGTCAGAAAGAAGGGCTTCAATAATCCTCTAATCGACTCGGGACACATGCAATCAAGTGTTGATTATGAGGTGGAAGAATGAATCTCCATGGAATTGTGCGCCGGGCCATCAATACGGTTAACCCTGATGTGAAGTGCAAGATCTATATCAGCACAGGCACAACCACCACTGCCGCCGGTAAGCGTGTCCCGTCATACGCCGAACCGGTTGATGTGATGGGGCAGGTTCAGCCGATCACCTCTGATGACCTTAAGCACCTCGACAACCTCAACCTGCAGGGCTACATGAAGTCCATTCATCTCAACGGCAGCTTTGAGGGGGTGAACAGGCTTAAGCAGAAAGGCGGAGACCGGGTTGTTATTGATAGCACCGGAGAGGAATGGCTGACAGTTCAGGTGCTTGAGCAGTGGCCTGACTGGTGCCGGATAGCCGTCAGATTGCAGGTGCCTACATGACCGCGACCATAAGCATTACACAGGATGATCTGACAGCCGCCTTGCGCGGTTTTTTATTGTCCCTTGTTGACGCTGAGGTATTTCTCTCTCAGGAAAACAACACGCCAATGCCAATTGGTGATTTCGTCACCATGACACCAATGTTTATCACTGGCCTATCCACAAACCGCGTCGCATATAACGACCCTGGCGTCGGCCAGGGGAGCGAGCAGACGCAGCGCAGCAACCAGTGGCGATGCCAGCTTGATTTCTACGGCAACTCAGCGCAGGAGATGGCTGCAATAGTCGGAACCATGATCCGCTCTGAATACTCCGCAAACTGGTTTCGCCAGAACAGCATGCCGGTCACCCCGCTTTACGCGGGAGAGCCGCACCAGACAACGATGATTAACGCAGAACAGCAGTATGAAAGCCGCTGGACGCTTGATTTCATCGCGCAATTTAACGCAGTCGTTACGACGCCTCTGTATTTCTTCGATGAAATTGAAGTCACAGCGATTGCCGCAGACCTGAAATACCCACCGGAGAATGCTTAAATGCCAATCCCTTTAAGTAAAGATATTTCCATCATCCCCGGCGTGCTTTCTGCCGGCGGTACAGCCCTCTATCTGAATGGGTTGGCCCTTACCGATAGCGAATATGCGCCGGTTGGTGCTGTGACAGCATTCACTAGCCCGGACGATGTGCTGAGCTACTTTGGCTCAGCGTCTAACGAATATGCATTCGCAAGCACCTACTTCAATGGTTACGTCAATTCCACCAAGAAGCCTGGAGCATTGCTATTCGCTCGGTACAACGTGACTGAAGTTTCAGCGTTCCTGCGCTCTGGTTCAATGAGGAGCGTTACGCTAGACCAGCTAAAGCTGATGAGCGGCGTACTCACGATCACCGTTGACGGCACTGTAAAAACATCAACAAACATCGACCTGAGCACGGCAACCAGCTTTGCTATGGCGGCCGACCTGATTGAAACGGCGATCGGCAGTACTGTTGAAGTAACTTACGACACTACCCAAAAAGCCTTTGTCATCACATCCGCCACCTCTGGTGCAGGCAGCACTATCAGCTATGCCACTGGAACCATCTCTACCAACTTGAAACTGACAAGCGAGCAAGGTGCGGTGATTTCACAAGGCGCTGACCCAGCAGTCACTGCTGACGCTTTTAAGCAGATTAAAAGCAAGTCACAGAATTGGGCGCTATTCACAACTACGTTCGCTGTCAGCGAAGCCGTGAATCTTGAAATCTCTTCATGGGTCAGTGCGCAGAACTATCGCTATGGCTACGTGCCTCACGATAACTCTGTAACCGCAACGATTAGTGGAAGCACTGATTGCTTGGCATACAAAATCATCACCACCAACAACTATGCCAGCGTGATTCCGGTGTATGGCGATCACCTTGATGCGGCCGCTGTGCTTGGTTACTCGGCATCTCTGGACTTCGACCGATTAGAAGGTAGGGTGACACTGAAATACCGTGAAGTAGACGGACTAACTGCCAAGGTGTCTGATTCTGACGTTTACGACGCGCTTATCGCTAACGGCTATAACTTCTACGGAGAGTACGCAGAAAACAACATCACCGAGAGCTATTGGGCTGATGGCACTGTGTCTGGTTCGTTTAAATGGGTCGATAGCTTCTGCTTCGAGATCTGGCTGAATGCCAACCTTCTCGGCGATGCGATTGAAACAATGAAATCAAATCTCTCATTCCCGTATAACGCGCGTGGTAAGGCAATCATCGAAGCAGGATTTGCAGACACCTTTGCACAAGGCGTTGCGTTTGGTGGCATCCGCTCAGGCGTGACTCTTTCATCCTCTCAGATTTCAGAGATTAACAACGCTGTCGGATCCGATATCTCCGCCTCACTCAATGCCAAGGGTTATTACCTGTATATCGGCGATGCAACGCCAACGGTACGTGCAGAACGTGGCTCACCACCAATGCAACTTTGGTACTGCGACGGCGGCAGCGTGCAGAAAATTTCATTACCATCCACGATGGTTCAGTAAGGAGCCGAATAAATGGCCGGAAATAACACGATCACCAGTGCTGACGCTATTTTTTCGCTCACTGTGACAAACCTGTACCCAACCGCGCAGGTGCTTGAGGGTTACGCCGCTGACGCGATGTTTGCAATGGGCGATACCGAAATGGCGGTTGCTGTCCGTGGCGCCGACGGCAAGCTATCAGGTGGCTTCGTCTTCGGTGAATACCTGCAGACGATTACCATCATGCCGGATAGCCCAAGTTGGCCCATCTTTGACACATGGGTGCTGACTTCGGTAACAGCAAAAGCAATCTTCCGCTGCAACGCGACGATCATCATTCCTGCAACCGGCAAAAAGTACACGTTGACCAACGGCATCCTGCAGCGCACCAAAGCAATGCCTGACGCACAACGCGTACTGGCGGCGGGTACTTTCCAGATTAACTGGGAAAATGTCACCCCTGAAGCTTACAACCCATAAGGCATCACATGGCACGTAAAGAGATTTACTACACCGTAGACACTAAAGGACGCGACCTAGGAAAGGTTTTCTTCATCCGCGAGATGTCAGCAACTCAGGCTGAATGGTGGGCCATTCGCGCAGGCATGGCGATGGCTCGCAGCGGTGTTGAAATGCCGAATAACTTCGCGGACATGGGTATCGCTGGAATGGCTGGCACCGGCCTGAAAATGGTGTCACAAATTCCTCCTGCAGAAGCCAAGCCTTTGCTCGATGAACTCATGGAGTGCATTCAGTGCGTGCCTGACGCTGCAAACCAGAACATTAAGCGCCGCCTCATCGATGATGATATCGAGGAGATTGCAACCCGCCTGAAATTGAGGGCGGAGGTGTTCAAGCTGCATGTGGATTTTTTTCAGGCCGCCGCCCAATAGATATCCCGCCAATGATGCATGAGCAGGTTCACGGACTTGCTGAATACGTCAATGTTCCCAAAACCATAGCTACCGTCCTCTCTTCTGGTAAGTGCTCTCTAACAGAGCTGAGCACGACGCTTGGCGTTGAGGACTTATGGTGGTGGCTGGAAATCATTACGGTCGATAACTACAACCGGATGGTCGTCAATAAATCGCAGGAGTCTAACTGATGGCAACTATTATCGACGCGCTGGTTGTCACGCTGGGCCTCGACGCGAGCGGATTTAAGAAGGGCCAGAAAGACGTTAAAGATGGCCTTGGCGACACCAGAAAGCAGTCGGAGCAGGTTGCTAAAGACATGGAGGTCGCAGGTAAAAGAGCTGCCTCTTTCTTTGGCTCTATCCGTACCGAACTGCTGGCGCTGGTAGGCGTAACGCTGTCCGTGCAGGGTTTCAAAAACTTCATCACCGGCATGACCGATAACCTGCAGCAGCTTGCGGTTAACTCCCGGTCGCTGGATATGTCTGCAAAGTCACTGGATGGATGGCAGAGAGCGGCAGAGGCGGCCGGTTCGAGTGCTGAGAAGATTACCGGCACTCTGAGTGGATTCCAGAACGTACTGACACAAATCAGGACGGGTGGTGGTCAGGATAATCCTCTGTTCGCTGCGTTGTCCTCTTTCGCTGGCGCGACCGGGGCCAATTTCGATTACCAGAATGACAACTCCGAAGAGGTTATGCGCAAGATCGCGGATAACTGGGGAAAGCTGAGTAAAGATGCACAGCGCCGCTTTGGAGGCATGTTCAATTTCGATAATCAGACCCAGCAGGCGCTGACCAACGGCAATCTGGTCACAGATGCTGACCGGTTCACTAAGATGTCCCGCGCTACCGAGGATGCGACTCGTAAAGCGCAGGAGTTTAACCGCCGCCTGGCGGAGATGAAGCAGAACTTTTCTGCAGCTTCTCAGGTGCTTTATGAGGCTCTAATCCCATACGTTGAGAAGCTGATCCCACTTATAGAAAAGGTTGGTATCTGGATAACAGAGCATGGACCGGAGATTCAGAAATTCTTCTCCGATACATCCAATGAAATCAGCCAGGTTGTTGATGCTGTTGGCGGGTGGCAGAACGCACTGGAGATACTGCTAGGATTCATGGCTGGCAAATGGGCGCTGGGGATGATTGCGGCAATATCCAGGGTGGGTTTATCGGCCGGAGGGCTGGGAACCACGCTTGCGTCAATCGGTCGCGGGGGTGTTATCGGCGCTGTAGGATTCGGTGCGTACGAATATGCTGACTGGATAGATAAAAATAGCGGACCCAAAAAGCAACTCAGCGAGAATGGTCAGTATTACAAAGACAGTTGGGTAGGGAAGGCTATTGGGTGGTGGGACAAGGTCTCATCCACCAATGGCGCGGATAACAAATATGACGCCTACGGCACCAAACCCCGCGGCATTCGCAACAACAACCCCGGTAACCTGAATTTTGCAGGTCAGGCGGGCGCGATCAAAGAAGGCGGTGAGAATGGCCGGTTTGCAGTTTTCGAAAGCATGCGAGACGGAATATCTGCCCTCTACAAGCAAATCCAGCTGTACTTCAGTCGCGGTGTAAACACGATTGAGTCCGTGGTGAACAAGTATGCTCCTGCAGACGACAACAACAATGTTCAGGCGTACATCAAGCAACTGGTCGGCACTACCGGCAAACAGGCAGATGAGAAGCTATCAGGCGAAGATACCGAGACTGTTTTTAAGCTGATCCGCGGCATCATCAATCATGAGAACGGCAAAGGCTACGTATCCGACCAGGACATCCTGAGCGGAATTCAGGTTGGCTCGACGGCAACTGCAATGCGCCAGCAGACCATGCAGCAAAAGCCTTCAGCTAAAACCGAGATTCACATTGGCGAAATGAGTGTGCAGAGCAACGCCACATCCGTTAATGCGCTCGGTCAGGATGTGCAGCGCAATGTCAGCCGCAACAGTCTGCTGGTTCCATCTATGTCAGGGCAGGGCTGATCATGAATTTCTCTCTGAACGAAACGACGCTACTCAATGCTGTTCAGGGTGGCGGCATCTTCTCGGTAATCAACAGCATCATCGGCCCCGGATATGGCATCTACTTCAACAACGGAACGGGCAAGGCGCTGTCGCCTTCGTCTTTCCTTGGGGTTGAGTATGGGGCAGACGCCTCTGTTGTCTCCGCGCCGATCGAGGCAGGGTCTTACAACTCTTACAACAAGGTGAAGCGGCCGCCGGTAATCAGGGTGATGTTTGTGCTTGAGGGGTGGTCTGGCTTAACAGGATCGCTTCCCAACCTCACAAACTTTTCGCTGACAAGTCGCGCCGATATGCTTGCTGCGCTCGATGCGATGGTTGAAGGCACGATGACTTATGACATCGAGACACCTGATACCACGTACGAGAAGTACGATCTGGTGCGATACAACTACCGGACCTCTGACCGTGACGTCACCCTGTTGACCGTTGAGGCTATTTTCCAGTCCGTGCTTGAGTCTGCAGAAGTCACCCTGACCAGCACCACAGCGCAGAGCAAGACCACGGCTAACGCAACCAGCATGGCACCCAGCGCGGTAACGGAAAAGGTGAATTCATCCACCACTGAAGCCACGCAGAGCGGCGTTTCTTCGGCCCTGACTGGCCTGAAAAACAACGTTTCCAGCGCAGCTACTCAGGTGGCAGACAAGGTCTCGTCTACGGTTAATAACATCACACAGACCACCACAACTTCGATTAACGGCGCGGCTACTTCGGCTATCAATAAACTCTCAGCCTCGGTCACAGACCTGGTTAAGGTGCTTACCTGATGCAGACAATCACATTGCAGCCTATTAAAGCTCAGGAACTAACGGTAAAGCTGGGTGAGCAATCAGTCACCCTGCGCATCTTCCAGCGCTCAGCTGGCCTGTATGTCGATATCGGACTGGGTGATATCTGGATTGCGCAGGGGGTTATTTGCTTGAACGGTAACCGGTTGGTGCGCTACCCGTATCTGGGATTCCAGGGTGAGTTGTTTTTTGCTGACACAAAGGGAAGTGATGACCCGAGCTATGAAGGCCTGGGTGATCGCTTTCTACTATTTTATGCCACGCCAGACGAGATGAGTGCTGCAGCATGACCTACAAAAAACGCAGTCTTAAATTTCAGTTCACCCTAAAAGACGGCGCTTTCGATGAAAAGGGTAACGATATCCTGACCATCGATAATATCAAAGCTGAGGTCGAGATGGGTGCCTACGGTGGAGTAGCGGGTTCTGAGATGAATGCGCGGGTGTTTGGCCTGAGCATGGCTAACATGGCCCTGCTGAGCTACAAAGGCCGGCAGTTAAGCAGCATCAAGCAGAACATGATCAAAGTGTGGGCCGATGATACCCCGATATTCCTGGGTTCAATCACCAATTGCTTTGCCGACATGAACCAGATGCCGGATGCGCCGCTTATAATCAGCGCCTTTGCTACCGGGTTTGAGCAAACGATCAACGCCTCGCCGTTCTCGGCAGAAGGCTCTGTGGATGTTGCGACAGCCATACAGTCTATCGCCAAGACAATCAGCTACACAGTCGTAAACAGCGGCGTCAAGGCTAAATTGTCCGGCGTCTACTTCCGGGGCGACCCGATAAATCAGATCAGGCAAATATGCAGCGCAGCCGGTATTAACTCCGACTTCAGGCTGGGCGTGATTTATATATGGCCTCAGGGGGGCAGGGTTGATGATGTCAGACCTTACGTATCAAAAGACAATGGGCTTATCGGCTATCCAGTTCCGAGTGGATACGGCATAAACTTCACATCAACTTTCAGCAACCTATTTTGCCTAGGAAGAAAGGTCACGCTCGACACGGAACTACCCAACGCGAGCGGTGAATACACCGTCATATCCGCCAATCACCATCTATCTACATGGATGGAGGGCGGACCCTGGTGCACAGTAGTCTATGCAGCCAGCACCGATCTTGGAGTTATTACGCAATGACAGAGAAAAGAATGGCTGTCAGGCCGGAAGATATTAATCATGACTCCAATGCTCAGGCATTCATGTTCAGGGCGATGCTCAACAAAAGCGCATTCATCCAGATAGTTAGGGTCGAAAAAGTTAAATTCCTCTCGGAAGAAGAGCCACCATTGGTTAATTTAACGCCTTTGGTTTTGGGATTTTCAGGAGAAGGAACGCCGATAGAGAACAGTCAGGTGTTTAACATCCCAGTATGGCGCCTGCAGCGTGGAAGCAGCGCAGTGATCATGGATCCGGTTGTAGGTGATATTGGGCTTATGCTTTGTTGTGATCGCGACACAAGCCGAGTGAGAGAAACAAAGAAGGAAGATATGCCAGGATCATCGCGCACTCACAATGAGGCGGATGGAGTGTATCTCGGGGGAATGCTTAACAGTCCTCCCGGCCAGTTTGTGAGATTCGCTGATGACGGCATTGATATCGTTTCACCTCTGGTGGTGAGCATGACGGCCCCTACAGTCGAAATAAACGCCGCCACCAGTGTCACCCTTAACTCAGCAAGCATAGTACTGAATGGGCCAGTAAATCAGGGCTCAGGAAGCTATGAAGGGGACTTCAATTTCAAAGGCAACATCACGGCGCAAGGCGAGGTTACAGGTAAGGGAATCAAGCTATCTGACCACGTTCACACGGGCGTGCAGACAGGCGGCGAAAACACTGGGAAGCCACAATAAATTGCATTCATTTGCGGTCAGGTGGGAGTAGAATTCATACAGACCCATGGAGGAATTATGAGACTACTTACACTGCTATTGCTCGGATTTTCCTGTTTCGCCAGCGCTCAGAAATTAGATACATCAGCCGTCATCACTGCATGCAGCACAGTGCCGCGCCTCTATTCTGCAGCATCCCTTGCGGCTTTTGATAAAGACGATGGTCAGTGGCGACAGTCAACCTATCAGGTCGCCAGTGAACTCATGATCGGGAATGATGAGGCAGACGTAATAATCAGCTCACTGCGTAAGAATAAGGATATCGCAGATAGATTCGCTCGCTCTGGCGCTGGACAGTCAGACCCTGAATTTATGCATGTATGCATGACCGAGCCATCAAAATACATCCCAAGCTATCAGCGGCTACTTCGAGCCGGAAAACTGACATCTCAATAACCCGCTCCGGCGGGTTTTTTTACGCCCGGAGAAAGCATGATTACCAAATCCCTACTGCTAAACACCGATGCATGGGACCTGACGCTCGACGGATCCGGAAACCTTGCTTCCACTCCTAACCCCTACGCGGTCGCACAGGATGTGGCCTGCGCATGCAAGACATTTCTCGGGGAATCCTGGTATGACACATCACTCGGCATTCCTTATTACCAGCGCATTCTTGGCCATTGGCCGGGCACACAGCTCATCAACACCAAAATGCAGTCTGAGGCGCTAAAGCTCGACTACGTACAGACCGCAACATGCACGACTGTAATCGGCAAACAGAACCGAATCGCATCCGGCGTCATGACCATCACCGACACCAACTACGACCAAAGCACCATCAATCTCTGAGGCCAAAATGGCAGACACAGTAATCGTTACCACATCAGTGCCAGCGGCCACGTTCTCTGACATCGGCCTGTCAGTACCGGATGAGAAGGATATTTTAGACGGACGGCTCAGCGATTTAGATAGTGCACTGGGCGGCGGGATGAGTAAAAGCCTGACAACGCCGCAAGGTCAGATCGCCATGAGCGAAACTGCAATCATTGCAGACAAGAATGACCAGTTGCTTTCTATGGTGAATGGAATCAACCCGGATTATGCCACTGGCAGATTTCAGGACGCGATTGGACGCATTTACTTTATCGATCGCATCGCCGCGCAGGGAACCACGGTAACCGCCACAGCAACTGGCCTGGTGGGCACTGTAATCCCGGCGGGAAGCACTGCGCAGGATGAGGCTGGTTACATCTACATCGCCCTGGCAGAAGCAACCATTCCCGCCTCTGGCGCCGTCGATATTGTGTTCCAGAATCAGACCAGCGGAGCCATAGCGTGCCCGGCAGGCTCACTGAACACCATCTATCGTGCGGTTACTGGCTGGTCTGGCATTTCCAACGCGGCGGCAGGCATTCCTGGCAATGATGTTGAAACCCGCGCTAACTTCGAATACCGCCGCAAGCAGTCTGTCGCACTCAACGCGAAAGGCACCCCTGAGTCAATTTATGCAGCGGTGCTTGATGTGGACGGAGTGGTTGATGCTTATGTCTGGTCGAATCACTCAGGCGCGACGGTCAATATTGGAGCAACCAATTACCCTGTACCAGCTCACAGCGTTTACATCGCCGTGTATGGCGGCAACGCACAGGATATAGCTCAGGCCATCTACCTGAAGAATCAGGCTGCATGTGGCATGGTGGGGAATACGTCTGCAGTGGTTACCGACACCTCGCGCGGTACCAACATCAATCCCAAATATACGATGACATGGAACACGCCGGCTCAAGCCAGAACCTATTTCCGGGTTGAGCTTGAAAGCTCATCTTCGCTGCCATCCGACATCGTAGCGCAGGCTCAGCAAGCAATCATCAGCGCCTTCAATGGCAATAGTGACCTGGTGCCTAAAGCGCGTATCGCGTCGAAAGTCTTTGCCGGTGGCTATTACTCGGTGCTGAACAATATCGACACGGCGTCGGTAAACGTGCTGTCGGTCACCGTAAGCCTGGACGGCGTTAACTACGCATCATCCGTTGAATATGGCGTTGACCAGATACCCTCCCTTGACGCCAGTGATATCTCAGTGAGCCTTGTATGAAGAACGTGAAAGACACGATCCTCACGCAATACGCCGCCAGCCCCAACATCCGAAGCCTGATTGAAACCTTCAACACCTCAATGGACATGACGGAATTCAACGACGAATTCCTGACGGCCATATGGGATGTTTCAACAGCAACCGGTTACGGCCTGGATGTGTGGGGGAAGGTAGTTGGCGTTTCAAGGTTGCTTAACGTTCGTGAGGCGGCGACATATTTCGGCTTTGATGAAGCATTTATCAGCACCAGTGACGACTCACCAAAACCTTTTGATGAGGCGCCTTTCTTTGAGGGTGTGCAATTAACCTCAACCGTCAGGCTGGCTGACGATGGATACCGAAAGCTGATCATGGCTAAGGCGATGGCGAACATCACTGACTGCTCTATACCATCGCTGAACAAAGCCCTCTATTACCTGTTCGGTGACCAGGGTGACACTTTTGTAGCCATTACCGGTGTCATGTCCATGAGCTATGTCTTTGGCTTCAACCTGACGCCGGTAGAGTGGGCCATCCTGCTCAACTCAAATGCGATCGCCAAACCTGCAGGCGTCAGCGTGAGCATCATGTCACTCGACTTCAACAACACCTTTGGCTTTAACGAATCAAACCTTTCCCCATTCGACAGCGGAACATTCTTCCCTGACTCAGGAATACAAAATGCAAATTAGTTCACAACCTAAATTAATTCCGGTTCCTTTCGCGGACGCGGGGGCAAAGCAGGATATTCCAACAGACTCTCAGGTTGGCTTAACGGCCGGTCGCGCCTCATATACTGATGGCTTCCCACCTCTCACGCGAACGCCATTGGCGGCGGGTGGAGTCCCCCCCTTTGGTACGGACTTCAACGGCGTGTTAAATGACATAACGTCCGCAATACGCTGGGGGCAAGCGGGTGGTGGTTACCCATTCAGCAGCTCATTCAATACCTTAATAGCAGGGTATCCTAAGGGGGCAAGAGTTCCAAACTCAACTCTTGACGGATTCTGGCTAAATACAACGGATGGCAACACTGCTAACCCTGAAAACACTACCTCAGCTTTGACTGGGTGGGTACCATCCGGATCTTATGGTGTAACGGCCATAACTGGCCTGGCTGGCTCAAGCGTCACGCTAACAACACTTCAAGCTTCGAAAGATAGAATTACTCTTGCTGGCGCGCTCACCTCCAATATCAACATTGTAGTGCCTGCGTGGCTCAAGCGATGGGAGATAATTAATAACACTACCGGCTCGTTTAGCGTGACCATAAAAACACCCTCTGGCACGGGCGTATCTATAGCTTCTGGTTCAAACGCTAATGTGGTGGGAGATGGTGTAAATATTTCAAATTCATTTTCTCCGGGTAGCTTAATAGGAACACAGACATTCACTAGTAGTGGAACCTATTCACCCACCCCAGGAACCAAATCAGTTGTGGTAGAGGTTCAGGCAGCAGGTGGTGGTTCAGGTGGCATTGGTTCTGCTGGAAGTTCGACTGTCTCTATGGGTAATGGTGGGGCGGGCGGGGGATATGCTAAATCTCGCCTAACAACAGGATTCTCCGGAGGCATACCTATTACAGTGGGCTTAGGTGGAAGTGGAGGTAATCTGGCTCCAACTAATGGTAGTGATGGAGGCCTTTCATCGTTTGGCTCCTTGATTGTAGCTAATGGCGGTCGCGGTGGAATATCGCAGGCTCAAGTAGCACCAACATTCTCAGCCACGGGGAGTTTGGGCGGCGTAGCGACTGGAGGTAATTTATTAAATATCCGCGGTGGGGCATCAACTAATGGAGCGTGCTTGAGTACAACCAGCGTTCTACCAGGCAACGGGGGTGGTTCTCAACTTGGATCAGGTGGATTAAGCCCTGCCAATAACACCACTACAGTATATGGAGGAGAAGGATACGGCGGAGGTGGAGGTGGAGGATATGCCTTCAACAGGTCTGGAAATTCCGGTAGCGAAGGGGCAAATGGCGTGGTTATTATATGGGAGTATGCATAATGGCTGACACAGACAACATTATAGGTAAATGGGCAGTAATCAGCTCAGAAGATAATGTATGCGTTAATACAGTGTTATGGGACGGTTCCAACAAATGGACAGCACCAAAAGGATGTTTTATGGTGAGCCTTGAAGGGGTTGATTGGTACAATATCGGCGCGGTGTATGACAAAAATACAAATTCATATACCGCTGCCGATGAAACGGAAATTTAACTTACTATCTCGCTTCCATCCGAATTATTGACTCTCTTTGATGAAAATAACATATCTATTTTTGCAGCAATACCACCTGCTTTTTCTGTAGCAGGCTTGTCTATATACAGGTAAAAGTAGTGAGAGGCAAAAAGAGTTGCAGGAATTACCAAGGCAATACACGCAATAATGGCATGGACGCCAGTTCCAAAATAAGTAACAACATAAGGGGCTATAATGGCTATTAACATTGTGTGTATAAGATATGCAGAGAAAGAAACTTTCCCCAGCCATTGGAATACACCTAAGGACAGCGCTTTGAATATGTTGTTATTTATCACGATACATGATGATATCATTAGTACGCCAAATATTGGCATCAAATCTCTAGAGTGTATAAACATCCAGTGAATAGTCACATAATCAATCTTATTCTGTAAAAAATGATAAGACCTACTATCTGGATTAAATCCAAATAAATAAATTCCAACCACCAATAAAACAACGCAGAGTGATAGCCTCCACTTGCTTTTCCCGCTATAAACATTGAACGTGGCCAGGAAAATACCCGCAGTAAACAGCCCGTAAGACCAGATCTGGGCCCCCTCCCCAAAAATCGTTGTGATGGTTATCATAAGGCATATTATTCTCAATACCGTTATGTTTTTGGCAAAAAATACGATCAAAAAATAAACCAGTAATGAACCAAAAAACTCTATTTTTATTGTCCAAAGAACGTAGTTATAGTTCTGCTTACCAAATATTATTGCCCCATACAAGGATTGTTTTATAGCCTCAATGAATGAGACTTCTCCAGTATATGCAAATGAAAGGGGCAACTTAACTCCCGTATCATTGAAGGTGAAGGCATGCACATACATCAGGCACGCACAAATCAAAATTGAAGCGGCAACAGGAATGTTTAATCTGATGTATCTTTTTAAGACCGCTGTTTTCAAGAATGACTCACTCACGCCTTTTCTTATCAAGGAATATGACAAAACAAAGCCACTCATCACAAAGAAAAGCATTACTGCTGAATTTCCTTTATAAAAGAAAGTAAAGGGGCTATTAAAAAGTTGTTCTGCATACTTGCCAGGCACCTGCTTTGATAATAATCCAATATGCAGGTAAGAATAGAATATTGTGAAAATGTGAGAGAACACCACTGACAATGCAGCTAAGCCGCGCAAACCATCAAGGCTGTGTATTTTACGGTCTGACATTTAATTCCTCACGTAAGGAGTGCGTTCGATTTATGTAATCTTTTGTAATGATACATTAGAAAAACAGAAGCTTAAATAGAATTGATGGATTCTTGCTGTACTTAAGTTCAGTTGAGTTGAGTAAGTGATCAATACTACTGTATATTCATACAGCACTTGATTGGGGTCCATCATGGCACGCAGAGACGACATAGCAACAGCATTCAGAGCAAGCATCAGGATAGCGCCGAACGGCAAGCGAACGGTTACCACGGTCGACTTCGTGGAGCATCTGACGAAGCTAAACCACGACTTCACCCTGGCTGAGGCTAACCGGTGGATTGAGCACTATCAGGGCTGCTTCCGCGACATCTCGACGGAAGAGGGTGAGCGCCGGACGTTCCACCTGTTCAATCCAAACAACGGGGGGCACTGATATGGGATTTCCATCACCGGCGCAGGACTACGTTGAATCGCGGATCGACCTGAATGTGATCTGCCAGGTGCGTCCCAGCGTGACCATGTTTGAAATTGACGGGATTCTTCATCTGATGGATTCCGGCTCTAAGCCAATGTCAGGGGATGTGCTCTGTTTCGAGCTGTACGGCGAGAGGGCGGTAGGCAAGCTGATGGGGCAATCAATCATCACCCGCGACGGAGAAACGCTTGAGGGGGCTTCTATGGAGGATATCGTAGTGCTGGGTAAGGTGACCTTCATGGTTTCGAACTATCACGAAGACAGCCGGCCGATTATCTGATGGGACAGCTATGGGACAAAAAATTGCCGCAATCTTACTTCCTCTGCGCTAACAGATTGGTAAAACATTGCGGCAATGCTCTGTTGATGCGTGCTTTGAACTATCCCTTTGCTAGCTCTATTTTTTCTACCATTGCATTATGAACATGCAGGTTTAGCGGGTGTAAGAGACGTGGCGGCACAAAAAAGCCCGCATG